TATAAAAAACAACCAAATTATAGTATAATCGAACCAAATTAAAAGGGTGTCAAAATGACAGTTTCAGCAACAACAACTCGTAACGATTACGTTGCCACTAACGGACAAACCGTATTTGCTTACACATTTAAAGTGTTGGTCTCTACCGATATGGTTGTAGTTAAAAATGGCGTTACACAGTCTGGGTATAGCATATCAGGGCTTGGTGTAGCTACAGGGGGCAATGTAACACTATCAGGTGGTGCGGCCACGGGTGACACTGTAAGCGTGTATCTAGCCATGCCGGTTACCCGCGATACTAACTACCAAGAAGGTGGCGCTTTCCTGGCTGATGAAGTTAATGCTGATTTCGATAAGATTTATATTGGTGCGATACAGAATGAGAATGCTGTAAGCCGTAGCGTAAGACTGCAAGACAGTGACGCTTTTCCTGTAAGCATGGATCTTCCACTTAGAGATGACCGAAAAGGAAAATACGTTTATTTCAATGCCTCTACTGGCGCTCTTGAAGCCGTAGCAGGAACATCCGCAACAGGTGATTCTGGAGTTGTTTCATATCAGGCAACACAGACAGGCTCAGTTAAAAGAACGGTACAGGAAAAACTTAATGAAAGTGTTTCTGTTTTAGACTTTGGAGCTACAGGTGACGGATCAACAGACGATACTGTTGCTATACAGACCGCTTTAAACACTGGCAAGTCAGTGTATCTTCCTATTGGAAACTATAAAACGTCAGCCACTATATTCCTTGCAGCAAAAGGACAGCGCTTCTATGGCGAAAGTAGGGACGACAGTCAAATTGTTAGAACCAATACAACTAGCCCCGTATTAGAGTTAAAGTATTCTCGCATTACTATTGATAACTTTACTGTCAGGCACGATTCATTGCCAGATAAATCAGCTATAGAGACAGCCAGAGCAAGCTCTAATGTTGGGCAGGGCGCGTTATTGTATTGGCCCGAAACGGATGGTGTTACTAATGGGGGAAAGGGATGGCATACCATACGCAACATGGGCTTAAGGATGGGTTACACTGCTATAGAAAATGATTGGAATGCTACAGAGAGTGGCATTTTTAGCGCTTCGATTGAAAACATATACTGCCGTCAAATCAATGGCTCGTTTGTATTGTTAAATCCAGGCGGGTCAGCAAACAGCGGGTGCGTATGGAACAACTGCTATTTTGCCAACAGTAGGGGTGACGGCATTTTGATGAACAGAGCCTTTGATTACAGAGAGGGCGCTAACAGTTCATTTAACCAGCTAAACATCGAAGCCTGTAACGTAGTAGCTAACGAAGTTATGTACCTACAGAATATACGCGGTGCAGTGTTTGATAGTATCCATGTTGAAGATGTTACTATTGCTCCACTTTCAGCTACAGCGGGATCGTTTTTAAACGCAACAACGAGTAGCTCCTTAACTATAAGTGGTTTACATCTTAATAAGCTAGGCGTCAATGGCGGTACAGGCACAGGACAAGCAAGTCACTTCACTGTATTTAAAGTGGGAGGCAATGGAACTCAGCAGCCGTCATTTGTTGCAACAGAAACTTCTGTTAGAGCTGTAGCTGCCGATTCAGATGGGGTGAACGATAACACTAACTTTGTTAACGGACTAAACCCAACTAACTTCTATCTTGTCAATATGACTGATAGCGATCTAGAGCTTAGTGAGGGAGTATCCGTTGCTGTAAATGGCTTCAGGTCAGAGAAGAACATTACTAAACCGGTATACTCTTCTGATACGGATTTAGAGAACTATGGAATCAACAGGTTAGAGTTTGCATTTTTTGACGGATCTTCCTCTGCTACAAAAATTGAGAATTACACTACATTAAATAACATAGGTAACTTCCTACGTTTTGTTGAGCAACCTAATGTTGTCATATCTAGTGGCGCTGTTACTGTTGCTGGAGCTAACGCAGTTATTGATACTGAAGGGTCAGCCTCTACCGATGATTTGGTAACTATTAACGGTGGCGCATCTGGAGACATACTTGTATGTACGGCCAATAACGGCTCAAGAGTTGTTGTGCTAAAGGATGGTAGCGGCAATCTTAAACTAGATGGTGATTTTTCTTTAAGCACAGTTAACGATAAAATTGTATTGCTAAAAAATAGCTCCGGTAACTGGTGTGAACTAAGCCGCTCTGCAAACCCCAACCCTACGTTTAACGATGTGCAAGCAAACAGCTTAAACTTTGGCGACAGCCCTACTGACGTTGTGATTGCCTCTGGGGTTATTACTGCTTCAGCTTCTTTTTTATCTGTTGACACTGAGGGCAGTGCATCTACAGATGATTTGGTAACTATCAATGGTGGTCGTGCAGGGCAGATGCTAATCTTAAGAGCTGCTAACAATTCTAGAACTGTTGTTGTAAAAGATAACACTGGCAACTTAAAGCTAACAGCCGACTTTTCTCTGGATAACGGTAATGATGCCTTAGTATTAATATACAGCGGTAGTAATTGGCTTGAAGTATCTAGGGCTGATAACGCATCCTAAATGGATCCCTAGCATGTAAACTTTAATTAAGCTTAGGGGTATAAGTAATGTTAGCAGAAATAGCGGCGGCCAATGCAGCGTTTGGAATAATCAAGACTGCATTAAGTCACGGGAAGGAGCTTTATGATTGCTCTGCTGCCGCTCAATCTTACTTTGACAGCAAAAGCGTCATTGCTAAACGTGTAGCTTCTAAGGGCAAGAGTGACTTAGAAGCTTTCATGGCACTAGAGAAGATCAAAGAGCAAGAAGAGTGGCTACGCGAGCATATGATTTATGCTGGCCGACCTGATATGTATTCGGATTTCTTAAAGTTTCAGTCAGAGTGCAAACAAAACCGTGAGCGAGATGCTCGTATAGCTATCCTGAAGCGACACGCTACGCTTAAAATGATCAGGCAATTTATTACTATTGTTGGCATAGCAGCAGCAGTAATCCCAGTCATAATCTATGCGTTAATTTTCCTGGTAAACAAATAATGGCAACTGCAAAAGAAGTGTTAATAAGGCTGGAAGGGCATGAAAAAGAATGCACTGTCCGCTACGGTAACATTGAGAAGCGCCTTGATGACGGTAGCAAACGGTTTGCCAAGGCAGAGTTAATGCTGTGGGGGATGTATCCGCTGATATTGGGATCTGTTCTTCTTGAGAATATGTTTGTATGAGTATCTTTGCTGCGGTAATAGCCCCTCTTGCAAATGTAGCTAAGACCTATATGAGTAACAAGGCTGAAGAGAAGCAGGCCAAACACCAGGCCAAGATGTCTGTTATACAGAAAGACGCTGACTGGGAAAGCAAGATGGCTTCTGCATCTAGCCAGAGCTGGAAGGACGAGTTCTGGACTATTGTTTTATCTATACCTATCTTTATGATTGGGTATGCTATTGCCGCTAATGATGTTACTGTTATTGCGAGAGTAGCTACAGCTTTTGACGCTTTAGAAAAGCTCCCCGAATGGTATCAATATTTATTGTTTATTGCCATATCATCTAGCTTCGGTATACGCGGAGTTGATAAAATAATGAAGATGAGGAAGTAAAATGGGAAAGATAGTTGAATTTCCTGGTCGCCCTGACCTTGTTAAGCTGGCCGAAGAGTATGATTCATTGGTAGTCATAGGTGTAAATGACAGTCAGATACAGATCATTAGCAACATGGAAGATCCTGACATACTTTACAGCATGGAAGTTGCCAAGTCGGAACTAATCAATGCCTACTTTACCGATGAGACAGTACACTAATGCAATTACAATACTTTGATATTTGGGATTTTGACTGTCAGGAAACTGGCAACAATGAAATGGATCCTTTGTTTCTTAAGAAGCTGGATGAGCTTCGCCACAACACTGGGTTCCCGTTTATTATTAACTCTGGCTATAGAGATCCTATAGGCCATCCCATTGAGTCTAGAAAAAATGTACCAGGCACTCACTCGCGTGGCATTGCCGCAGACATCCGCATAAATAATGGCGCAGAAGGATATAAGATTGTTCAGGAAGCCATGAGGATGGGCTTTACAGGTATAGGCGTGGCTAAGACATTTATTCATGTAGACACTAGAACATCAACGCCTGTCATGTGGTGCTACTAACTAAGCAGGCTTTTAGTCTTCTTTGAATCTTTAAATGCTTTAGCAGTTGGTGCGCCTTTAGCTCCAGGCTTTC